ATAACGTAATTGAAGTATTTTGTTTTATTTAAAAAAAATAAGCTACACGATTAAATGTAGCTTATCAATTTTAATAAGTGTTGCCAATTATACTCCAGGGACTACTGTGAATCCAACAGCACTTAAAGAATCTCCTAAGAAATTAGCAGGTTTTTTCTCCATTCCTGTAAATGACAATGTGTACCCACTCATATCTCCCATAGCAGCACCAGTAGCGATAGAACCACCACTAATATCCATACCATACTCTAAACCTGCTAAAAAGAAGTTCCCATTGTTATCTTCAATGATAACGTTAGGACTTCCGTAAGCCAACAACTTAATTGTGTTGTGGTCTTTTTTAGTTAGTTTTGGTAATACCAATTCCATTGCTTGTTCAAAGAAAGCAGTACCATTATCTCTACTTACAGTTGGTGTTTCTGTAAATGATGAAGTACCTCTTACATCAAATTTATAAGCACTTGGAGTTCCAGCAACAGCGTCAATAACGTCTGTGTCAGTAGCATCATAGGTTATAGCACCTAAGTCGCCTTTATTTACAAAGTAAACAGCAGAAATACCACCTACTGAATCTTTACATTCTTCTAATCTACCTCTTGAAATATCACAAGCCATAATTTTATTTTTTTATTAAAAAAGGGCAGGTAGTATTTTACCCACCTACCCCTTTTAGTTAATATTTATTTATTATTAGTTAGCAGAGTTAGTGATTCCGTAAGTTACGATATCTTCTACTACACCATACTGAACACCAGCTAAAAATCTCATAATCAATCTGAAATTTTGTGAACCATCGATATCAGACATATCCAAGATACGAGCCTCATTGTAATCCGAAATCAAAGATGTACCAAACCACAAGTTGTCTTTGATTGTAGCAACCATTTTGTTATCAGCCAATCCGTTAGCCATAAATACTTTGATACCATCAAAATATTGAACTGGGATGTCTTGATTGTTTCCTTGTGCCATATAACCAGCAGCACCTACTCCGTTAGCTTGGAATCCTCCTAAAGCTCTTTTGTAAGCTCTATAAACGTTTTGAGCAACGTAGATATGCAAACCTTCGTTACCATACAATGCTGAAGGAATAGCATCAGCTACTTTACCTAATTCTTCGATAACGTTAGCAGCAGTTACAGTAGTTCCAGCAACCTCTTGTGCAGCAGGTAAAGCAGCATCAACAGCAACTAAAGCAGAGAATCCATCAAAGTCATTAGCACCAGCAGTACCACTCCAAATTGAAGTTTCGATAGAAGCAGCAACTTTTTCAGCAGCATATTGTACTATGTAATCTTGGATAGATGCAGGTACATTTCTAAATGCACTAAATCCTAATTGTAAACCAGCCCAATCGTTTACCCAATCTTTTTTACACAACTCTAAGTTAACTTGCAATTCTTTAGGTTGTAAGATTCTTTCAGTTGAAGTAATTGTTGAAGTATCTGTGAAATCACAAGAACCACCTCTAATTAAAGAATCAGTTTCTAATCTTCTTACTACCTCTTTAGAGATAATGTTTGGTTTAACAGTAATAGCTTGGTTAGCTAAAGTGTTTCCTGATAATAACGCTGCGGAGATTATTTGTCCTTTGTGTTCTCCTGCATACGTAGTTGTAATATTAGTTGTTGTAGCCATTTTTAAATTTATTTATTGTTTAGCATTTCGTTAATTCTCTCTGCAATACTCATAGCACCAAATGGTTTGCTAAATTGCACAGTTTCTTTTTTTACTTCATTTTCAGGAGAGTGGATAATTTCCTCTACCTCGCTTAATTCTACTTTTTCTACTTCTTTGTCAGAAGATAACTCTTGTGGAACTTCTTTTACTTTTTTCTCGTTTTCCTCAATGATGGTTTTAATCATAGACAAAAGCTCAGACTTAATATCAGATAATTCTTGCTTAGTAGCATACTCAATAGCCTCCATAGCAGAATCTTCAATAACATCTTCTTTTGGTTCTTCTAAAACTTTTTCATCCATTAAAACAATTTCTTCTTTAACTTCTATTCCTAAAAGTTCTTTGATTTTGTTAATAGTTTCGTTCATAATTATAAATTTTATTTATAGTGTTATAACGTATTATTATTTAAGTGTTTTATTTTCACTATTCCTCTATCTCTCCTTTTCCACCTATATAGCCAATTCCTTGACTCCAAAACGGATGTGCTTTACACTTGTCTTTATCACAATTATTTATTGTGTAAGTGTTTTTACAATAACAATATTTTGCCCATTCTCCCATAATTAATATCCTTGTATTTTACTAATGAAAAATATAATATCCCAATCTGACTGTACTTTGTAAGAGGTGTTTAAAATACTCATCTTCCTTGACCTTTATATGGTTTGTTATAGTTTTTACTTGACTTTGATACTGATGTCTTACTTTTTGCGTGGACACCTTTTCTGTTTACAGTTGGCTTTTCGTAAACTGAAATGTTTAACTGCTTAGCCATTAGTTAAAATATCTTTAATTCTTTGTAATAAGTATTCAGCTTCTTCTTGTTGTTTATTTTCTGAGTCTAAAACAACATTTTCTTCAGATAGTTCCTCTTGCTTATCACTAAACATTCCTTCAATAGATAATCCTAAGTATTTTTTATCCTTAACATCTTGCCATACCTCGTCATTATCAACCTTCATAGTAACTACCCAAGCACCTTTAACAGCATTTAATCCATATAGGTTAGATTTATCCATAGCAGGGTCTTCTACTACCCAAGATTCAATTACAGATACACCTGTGGTTAGTTCTTGGTGTTCTAAGGTTGTATTATTGTTTCTTAGGTTCTTTAAGTATATTTCAGATGCTTTCTTTACAGTTTCTTCTGAAAACATAATGTTGTATTCGTAGTTCTTATTTCTACGATATATTTTCTTAT